TGCTATATCCAAGAAGAGGGCAAAGAGTGGCAAGAAAAAAAGCAAAAAAAAGCGCAAAAAGCGGTAGTGCGAAAACACTTGCTGATTATTCCAAGAAGTACAATATTCCTGTTCGCATCTTGAGTCAGGTGAAGAAGCGGGGTATGGGTGCTTACTACTCTTCTGGCTCACGACCTGGAGTTACCGCAAACCAGTGGGCTATGGGTCGCGTCAGATCTTTTGCTACTGGAAGTGGTGGTGCGCGTAAAGCAGATGCTGATTTGTGGAAAAAGGC